GAGATGTTCCTGGCCGCGCAGGAGGTCAACTTCGTCCGCCGGGTGGCCGAGCTGGGAAAACCGCGTGGCTAACTCCGCGCACTCGGGAGGAGTTGGCCTACTGCGTCCCGCTGGGGATCCCGCACTCCGAGTTCCTGTCCTGGGATCCAGACGACCAGGACGAGGCGCTGGGCTTCCTGCGCGAGAAGGCGAAGGTCTGCTCCGGTTGCGGCACCCGCGACGACGAGTGGCAGCGCGACCGTGACGCGTACGTATCCGACGAGAAGATCTGCCCTGGCTGCGAGCTCATCGAGCAGGCCAAGGAGCAGCTGCCCAAAAACGCCAAGGGCGTCAAGGTCTTCCTGGTCCCCAGGGCTATAGCCGAGGCGCAGATCGCAGCCGAGGACGGAGAGGGTGAATAGGTGAACGCGAATACGATCAGCGTCCTGCTGACCGCCAACGCCAGCCCTCTCCGCACCCAGCTCGCCGCGGCCTCCGCCGACGTCAACCGATTCGGCCGCCAGGTCCAGGGCGCCAACTCCGGCATGACCTCCACCGCGAAGGTGGCGGCGGCTGCCGGGCTGGCGCTCGGGGTGGCGTTCGTCAGCGCCTTCGCGTCGTCCGTGAAGGGCGCGATCGAGTTCGAGCGCAGGATGCGCAACGTGAACTCGATCAGCGGACTTACGGACGCCCAACTGGGCAAGCTCAGCAAGACCGTGCTCGACATGGCGAGGAACTCGACGCAGAGCGTGAACACGCTCGCCGAGGGCCTGTACGACGTCGCCAGCTCCGGCTTCCAGGGGGCCGAGGGCATCAAGGTCCTGGACGCCGCGAACCGCGCGGCCTCCGCGGGCATGAGCACCACCGCCGTGGCGGCCCGGGCGATCACCGCCGTACTCAACGCGTACGGCCGTGGCGCCGAGGACGCAGCCGACGTCAGCGACGTGCTGTTCCAGGGTGTCAACCTCGGCGTCATGAGCTTCGAGGAGCTGGCCTCCAACATCGGCGACGTGGTGGGCACCGCCGCTGCTGCTGGCGTCGGCATCGACCAGGTCACCGCGGCGATGGCGACCATGACGCTGTCGGGCATCAGCGCGGCCGAGAGCTCCACCTCCCTGAACCGCACACTGCAGAGCATCATCCAGCCGAGCGCGGCACTCAAGGCGGCCCTCGCATCGGTAGGCTACGAGTCCGGCGCGCAGGCCCTGGAGGTCGACGGCCTGGCAGTCGTCATGGAGAAGCTCCGGGTGGCGTCGGGCGGCAACATCGAGGTGCTGCTCGAGCTGTTCCCCGAGATCCGCGCTGCCCGCGGTGCGCTGGCGCTCATGGCTGACGACGGCCAGACCGCCGCGCGGGTGTTCGGCGAGATCACCGACGAGCAGCGGCGCCAGGGCGCCACCCTCAAGGCGTATAACGAGCAGATGAAGGCAGTCGGCGCCCAGTGGGAGCTGTTCTTCAACCGCATCAACGTGGCCCGGGTCGAGCTCGGCACCCGGTTCCTGCCGGTGCTGATCACCGTGCTGCGCGCGACCGAGCAGCTGGTGTCGCGAGGGGCCAAGCCTCTGGGCGACGCGATCCAGGCTCTGCAGCCGTTCTTCCAGGGCCTGTGGGCGGTCATCGGCGACGTCGTCACAATCCTGGGCACGCTGTGGGGGGTGATCCAGCCCGCGGCAGCCGCACTCGCGTCGATAGCGGGTGGCGCGATCATCGGGTCGCTCAACACGCTAGCCACGGTGCTGTCGGCGATCACCGGCTTCCTGGCCGACAACCAGGAAGTCGTGATGGGCCTGGCCGCGGTATACGCCGCCACCCTCATCCCGTCGATCCTGCAGGCCGCTGCCGCGTGGGGCGCGTGGGGCCTGGTCACCATCATCCAGGGCCTCCAGAAGGCGGCCACCGCAGCTACCGGCTTCGGCAAGGCTCTGTGGACCGCCGTCGCAGCCCACCCGGTGCTCGCCGCCGTCGCTGCCACGGTCGGTGCGCTGACTTTCGGGATCACCAAGGCCAACAATCAGATCGGCGAGACCGCCCAGCTCGTGAGCGAGCTGGCCAAGGTGTCGGACGGCAGCGCGGCGGCCCTGCGCAAGATGTACGAAGAGGCCACCACCGCCAGCCGCTGGAACCGGATCCTGTGGGGCGAGGGCAAGGCCGTCCAGGACACGTTCGCCGCCAGCCTCCGTGAGCTGCTCGACACCTCCCCGCAGGTGGCGCAGGCGCTGATCGATATGGCGATGGCGGAGGGCCTCGTCAGCAAGAACGCTGAGGGCGCGTACGTCGTGCTCCGCGACGGCGTCGAGAGCCTGCTGCTCACCGATGCCGAGATGGTCAAGCTGGGTGCCTCGACGGCGCAAGCTTCGGAGGAGATTGCGAAGCTGGAGGAGGCAGCCGGGAAGCTGCCCGGCTCGCTGGCCAATGCCACCCCGCAGGACATCGAGGCACTGCAGGCCCAGCTGGAGGCGCTGGACGCCGTCGCCAAGGCGGCGGGCGACGCGTTCGACGCTGCCACCGACCTCGCGTCCGGGTTCGAGCTCATCTCGCAGAGCGAGCTGGCGGAGAACGTGGCGGTCGCCGCCGAGCGCCTGGAGGACGCGGAGTACGCGCTCGAGCAGGCTCGCGAGTCGGCCGGTAAGAAGGTGAACGCCGACGAGGAGTGGCAGATCGCCGAGGCCCGGGAGGCGGTCACCGCCGCAACCGAGGACCTGAAGGCTGCCGAGGACGCCCAGATCTCGTCGGCGAAGCAGCTCCGGACGTTCTACCGCGAGCAGGTCAAGGAGGCCAAGGACTTCGCGGATAACATCGAGGACGCGGCCCGGCGCGGGCTGGACCCGGAGGTTCTGGCGCGGCTGATCGAGGCCGGACCCGAAGCCGCAGCCGGGCCTCTCGAGGCGATGCTGAGTGACCACACCGGCCGTACGATCGGCATGGTCAACGAGGCCGAGGAGAAGCTCGCCGAGATCAACGAGATCGTAGTCGCCAACGCCCGGCTGACGCAGAAGGCGATCGAGGCCCCGACCGACTCGATGGTCGCTCACCTCAACGAGGCGATGGCGATCTCCGAAGTCAACATGCGCGAGGGCGGCAAGGCCTCCGCCGAGGCGATCGCCGAAGAGCTCAGCCTGGGCGTCGAGACGGTCAAGCAGATCGCCGCGGAGTACGGCATCGTACTGGCCGCCGGAGTGAACCCGGTGCTGAAGTCGCTGGGTAAGGGCGTGTACGGCGTCCGGGGCGGCCCGGGAGTTAGCGGCTGGATCACCCAGGCCGAGGGCGGCGTGGTGCCCGGCTGGTCACCGCACCCCAAGGCCGACAACATCCCCGCGCTGCTCACGGCCCGGGAGTTCGTGCAGCCGGTGGACGCGGTCGACTACTACGGCCTGTCGTTCATGGAGGCGGTGCGCACCAAGAAGCTGCCCAAGAAGCTGCTCGGGGACACCGCGGGCGACTCCGATCAACTCCCGGTGCGCTACGCTACCGGCGGATTCGTCAAGGCCTCCGATGTGCCTCCCCCGCCCGGCGTCGACCCCTACACGTTCATGGTGGGCGACCCGGCGCGGTACCAGATGGACCACGACTACCGGGGCACCCAGGCGTGGGTGAACGCGTGGGCGATCCCGCCGGTGGCGCCGGGCGTCGGCTGGCCGACGATGATGAAGGCCCTGCGGTCCCAGTTCCCCGGCCTCGCAATGATCTCCGGTCCCCGGCCGGGGGCGATCACCGCCACCGGCGGCACCAGCTACCACGGCCGCCCGAACACCCCGGGCGGGTTCGGATCCGACCTGGCCAACGGCGACATCGGCCGGGCCGTCGACATCCCGCCGATGATGTCGGTCTTCGACTGGATCCGGGCTGGCTACCCGAACTCCACCGAGCTCATCTTCACTCCGGCCGGTGGGCGCCAGCTGTGGCACGGCGCGCAGCACATCTACACCGGCGTCACCGCCGCGATGCACCACGACCACATCCACTGGGCGATGAACCGCGGTGGCCTGGTCGGCCAGGACGGCACGCCGATGCGTCCGTGGATCCGCGACCGCGGCGGACCCCTCCTGCCGGGCTGGACCTTCAACGGCACCGGAGCACCCGAGCTCGTCATCCCGCAGCGGCTCGCTCCGGGCGGCCCGGTCACCGCTCCTGGACGCACCTTCCCGTTCATCCCGGGCCTGCCGCAGACCGGCGCGTCCAGCCCGAACGTCGGTCAGATCCAGCAGATCTTCGCTCAGGCTCCCGACTACGAGGCCGCGCTGCGCCAGGTCGAGCAGCTCATGGAGTACTGGGAGGAGCTCGCCCGGCTCGAGGAGGAGCGCAACCGCCGGGCCGAGCTCCGTCAGGCGATCGCCGAGGCGGAGAACGCGCTGACCAAGAAGCAGCGCGACGAGATCGAGGCCCTGGCGGACGCCGAGCGCGCGCTGGAGAAGGCCAAGACTCCGTCGCAGAGGCGCGAGGCTCGCCGCGACGTCCGCGACGCCCAGGAGGCGATCGACGACAACGCCGAGGTGCGCGCGGTCCAGGAGGCTCGCGACGCCCTGGACGAGTACAACCAGGAAGTCCGGGACGCTCGCCAGCAGCGCCGGATCGACCGGGTGATGGAGCGCGAGGCCGCGCGCGAGCAGCGGCGTCAGGAGCGCGCTGCGGCCCGGGAGCGCCGCCAGGAGAACAAGGAGCAGTGGCAGTACGACCACATGACCACCGAGCAGCAGCTCGCTGAGATCAACACCCGGCTCGAGGCGGAGCGCAAGTACACCGACGAGTGGGTCGAGCTCAAGCGCGAGCAGGAGCGCCTTCTGGAGGACATCGCCAGTGCGGCGGCCGACGCTGTGGCCGCGCAGCTCGAGGCGATCGACGAGGCTACCGAAGCTGCCAACGACGCAGCCGCCGAGGCCCAGACCGCAGCCGACGACGCGCTGGAGAAGCTCAACTCCATGATCGACGAATACGAGTCGATCCGGGCCGAGCGCGCGCAGGCCACGGCGGAGTACAACCGCGCGGTGATGGAGGAGGAGAAGGAGTACGCCGCGGCGCAGGTCGAGCTCCAGAGCCGAGTGCAGGAGAAGCTCCTACAGCTGGCCCGCGGATTCGCGGACCAGGAGAAGGACATCTACGACCGCCGGTTCGACGCCCTGGCCGGGTTCTTCGACGCCGACCAGCGCATCCGCGTGCAGTGGGGCAACACCCTGGCCGCGATCACCGACAACGCCCGCGACCAGCTCGCACAGTTCGAGGAGTGGTCCGACGCGCTCGACCGCGTGCGCGACATGGGCGTGTCGGAGGAAGTCATCCAGGCGCTGGGCCTGGACCAGGGTCCGCAGGCGCTGGGCCAGCTGCGCATGTTCGCCAACGCCACCGAGCAGGAGGTCGCCGACCTCAACGCCGCGATCCGCGACCAGCAGGTCGCCACTAACGAGCGGGTGACTGAGGAGCAGACCAACCTGGTCGGCACTCTCGGCGAGGAGCTCGTCAAGCTGCACGAGCAGTACACCGAAGAGGTGAACGCCGTGCAGGCCGAGTACGTGCTCACGCTCGAGGAGATGCGAGCCGAGCACGACCGGCGCATGGTCGAGATGGCCGAGGCCTTCGAGGCCCGGATGGCCGAGCTCCAGGCGCAGCTCGACAACATCGGCAAGGAGCAGGGCCGGACCTGGGCCGAGGCCATCGCCGCCGGGGTGGCGGCGGGCATCCCCGCAATCCAGGAGCAGATCGAGAAGGTCAAGGCCCTGCTGGAGGAGCTCGAAGCCGCCAACCAGGCCGCAGCGGATGCAGCGGCGGCCGGGGCGGCTGCTGCGAAGGGCACCACCATCGGCGCTCCGGTGGCCCCCCTCCCGGCGAACCCGAATCGCCCGGCGAACACCCGACCGGCCCCCTACCGGCCACCCCCCGGCACCAACACCGGCATCAACCGGACCGGGTGGACCCGTATGGCCGAGGGCGGCACGATCACCGCCAGCGGCTGGGCGCTCGTCGGCGAGCAGGGGCCGGAGCGGCTGTACCTGCCCCGGGAGGCCCGGGTCGAGCCGCTGTCGTACCAGCCCGCAGTGACCGTGCACGTGACCACTCCGCCGGAGCTCGTCCTGCCGATCGCCGTGGAGGTCGACGGCGAGCGCGTGTACGAGTCCGTGATCCGACGCACCGCAGCCGACAACCGGCGCATCGAGATCCGAGCAGGAGGCAGCTCGTGGCGACGGTAGTCCTGGATTACCCGGACCTGGCGCTGGTTTCAGACCCCACGCGCCGGGTGCAGATCGAGAGGCTCACGCAGCAGACTCCGACCCGCGAGGGATCGGAGGTGTTCGTGCTGTTTGAGGGGCGCCAGCAGGAGGTGTCGTTCCGCGGCGAGATGTTCACCACCGCGTGGCAGCTGGAGGCCACCTACGCGCGCGATGAGCACCAGGGCGCGGCCGACCTGATCGCACTGCTCGAAGATGCGTACGCTGCAGCCGACGGGCGCCTGATCCTGCGCACCCGCGTCGGCCAGGTGCCGGGCCTGGACCCGATCCAGATCGTGCGCGTCCCGCCCACCTGGGTGCGCGAGCCTCAGCCGGGCAACATCATCCGGGTGAGGTTCAACGCCCGGGCCGTGTACCACACCGTGGCGGTGTAGCGTGCAGGGGTGGACGGAGGGGCCGCGATCGAGCTTCACCGAGGCCGAGGTCAGGGCCGCGCTCGAGCTCGCGTACGGCCCGCGCGTGCGCCACCGCGTCATCCTGCTCACGAACTCGGACGTGGAGACGTCGACTTCGGTGCCGGTGGACATGAAGAAGGGCGGCGACGTCAGCTGGGACTACCGGGTCCCGGACTCGGTCGGAGGCGGCGGGCGCAGCGACGCGTCGGTCCGGCGCACGGCCAAGCTCACCATGGTCGGCGACGTGTCGTTCAACGTCATGACCAACCGCTTCAAGCTGCGCACCGAGATCCTGTCGCCGCAGAACAACTGGGTCCCGTTCGACATGGGCGTGTTCGTGTCTACGCTCCCGCCGGTCAACGACGACGGCGTGCTGGTCACCCGCGACCTGGACCTCGCCGACAAGACCTTCCGGTACGCCCGACCCATCCCCGCGTCGATAACCATCGCGGCCGGTACTGTGGCGACGAGCTGGGTGGACGCCGACCTGCTGGCGACTTTCGGCGAGACCAAGCGCGCCATCTCCCCAAGCTCTGTCACGCTGCCCACGGACCTGGTGTTCGACCCGGGCACGCCCAGGATCCTCGTGTACAACAAGCTCCTGGAGATCGCGGGGTACGACCACCTCATCGCCGACGAGTACGGCGTGCCCACAGCCAGGCCTCTGTCGACGGTGGTCAACAAGGGCGTCGAGCACCGCTACGGGCCGGGCGGAACAATTCTCACGGCCGGGAGGCTGGAGGCACTCATCCCGGACCTTCCGAACGTCGTCCGGTTCGTGGCCCGGGGCGGCCCGTCCCTGCCGGTGGAGGGTAACGGCTGGCGTACCAAGTACAACCAGTCGACGGGTCCCGGCTCGATCACCGCCCGGGGTGGCGAGGAGGTCTGGAGGTTCGTGGAGGTGGCGGCCGAGAGCCAGACCGCGCTGGACGCCATCGCCGACTCCGAAGCCCAGCGCTACTTCGCGGGTGGCGGCCTAAGGTATACTGGTAAGGTCGGCCTCAACCCCCGCCATTCCGACCGCGACGTGAACGCGCTCGTGAAGCCGAGGCTGGGTCTGACTTCCGAGACTGACGCGTGGCTTGTCACCGACTGGCGGTACCCGCTGCGCGAAATCGAAAGCCCGGACGACGTGCTGATGGCTGTGACCTGGGAGAGGAGGGTGGTGCTGACGTGAGCGAGCTGGCTACAGCGAGGGTCGTGGAGGACTACCCCCTCACCGTCCGGCGGCGGGTCGACGACTCCGCCAAGCCCGCAGTCAACCTGGGCGATGGCGTGGCTGTGGGCGACGAGGTGCTGGTGGCCCTGGTCAACGACCAGCTGTTCGTGCTGGGGCGTACGAAGGTGGAGGCGTCCGAACCCACCGGCCTCGTCCAGATGCCGAAGTTCGGCAACCCGGCAGACGACAACGGAAGGCGCCCCAACGCGGTGCGCCTGGACGCCACCACCCTAGGCGGCGCCACCCCCGACTTCAACACCGTCATCGAGTCCGGGTACTACTCGGTGACCAACGGATCCAACAGCCCGAACACGGTCCGCACCGACGGTGGCTCGAGCTGGTACTACCTGGAGCACCAGCAACAGCCGATCCTGCGCAGCACCACGCCCAAGACTCAGGACTACGCGAGGCAGCGCGCCACCGACCTGTTCGGCACGTACACGCGCGTCTGGGAGAGGCGCAAGAACGCCGGTACGTGGACCACGTGGGCCGAGGTCACAGTCACCCCCTGGACGCAGTACACGCCGACGTTCTCGGTGCCGGGTGGCGGGGCGGCGATCGGCAACGGCACGATCTATGGGTCGTGGCGCCGGGTGGGGACCAGCATCACGGCGCGGTTCGCGATCATCTTCGGTACTACGTCGACGTACGGAGCCGCCAGCCAGTTCGAGGTGTCCCTGCCGTTTGTCTCGGTGGGCGGGCCTCCCCCGCCGCAGGCGATCGGCGTCGCATGGCTGTATGACACGTCCGCGCTGCTGACCAGCGTGGCGACCGTCATGCTCGCGCCGAACGTGTCGGTGGTTCAGTTCCGGCCGCACGGCCAGACCAACATCGCTCACAGCACCGTCCCCTGGACGTGGGCCAGCGGCGACCAGATCCGCGGAAGCATCGAGTACGAGGTCGCTGCGTAATGGCCCCACCGAGAAGGAACTGGCAACAGGGCAACGTCCGCAAGGGTGCGAACGACGATCGCATGTACACCGAGTGGGATCTCCTGGAGTCCGGCAGGCCGGTAGGCGTCGTGCGGGTGCAGCTCACCGTCGACGGCCAGCTGACGTTCTACGGGGAGCTCGAGCAGGACCTGTTCGACTCGATCACCAACTTCGACGCCAAGCTCCTCCCTAAGGAGGCCGTCTAATGGCCATCAGCTTCGTCGGCCATGTC